TTTTTTTATTTAGTTCTGGTATTTTTATTTTTTTTAACACCCCTAATATCCAAATTTATTATCAGCCATTTGATAACTATCTTGAGTAGTTGAAAGTCTAAATCTTTCTGCAAATTTAGGATGTGTAGGTCTACTCATACATCCATATCTTAGTGCATCGTATGCATGGTCTTCAGAATTAGTGTCAACATCTTCAGGATTATTTTTATCTGTAGGCAATGTGCCTAATGTTCTTACTAAGTTAATACAAGTTTTAAAGACTCTGATACCTGGTTCTTTATCATTAACTTTAAATCTTTTATGAACTTCTAATTTACCATTAATTCTACTTTTAGGAGATCTATCAGAAGGTCGCCAACGGCAGCCTGCTCTAATCATTGTCTCTGCAATACTTGGACCAACGTCTCCTCGTTTAGCCCATGTACTCATATCTAGAACTCCATAGTTAATATACTCATCTTTTTCAAGTTCTAAAACTTTTTTTGCAAATACATCTGCTGTAGTTTTTTTAATATATAATTCTCTATAAATCCAAAGATTATTATTATAATCCACAGCGAACCATAAAACACAAGCAGGAGAAGAATAACCCCAGTCAGCAGCACGAAACTTATACCATCCTTTAGGTATCTCAAAAGGTTCGACCACGTGAGTTGGTTTGTTAAATTCAGGAAATGCTGAATCTTCATATGCATCCCAATCTCCTTCTAAAAACTGTTTACGCTGTATTTCAGGTAAAGATGCTAGCATGACATAGTAGTCATCCGTCTGCATCAAATAAGGATTGTCTTGTAACTTAGCTGGAATAAATCTTCTTGTAATATATTTCTTTCCAGTAGGTGTATCTATCCCTATATCAAAAGGCTTATTAGGTACTGCAGGATCAACAAACATCTCCCGTACCCATTGTGAACCTATATTACCTGGATTTCCTGTGGCTCGTAAGTATACAGGAATATCCTTATCTACTGATCGTAATGATGATCGTAAAAAATTATATATGTCTGGCGAAGGATATTGTGGAAGTTCGTCTATTCCTATCCATGTGTACGATTGCCCTTGGTAACGTAAAACATCTGTCATGTTTTCTGCGTACCCGAACTCTATCTTGGCTCCTGATGGGAATCGCCATTCTTTTTCTTGCTCTCTCCATTTTGCTCCTGGGAATGCTCTGCTATATAAACGTTGAGAATGATTTATTAAATCTCTCAACTCAGGCATTGTCCTTCTAATTAGGAGTGCTCTATGATGAGCTTTGGAACAGTATCGAAGTGGATCGACTAGCATCGCATATGATTTACCACCACCTCTTGCTCCACCATAAAATACTTCTCTTTCGGAAGCTGCAAGAAATTCTGTTTGTGGACCTGAGTTAGGTTTAAAAATAACTTCTTGCGTTTTTATGTGCTCTTGGATTGTCTTAGGAGCACTCTTGATTGCGTCTTCTGTAAGTAGTTGTGTTTCTTTTCCGTCTAAAACTTTGTTAATAGTTAACAATTTACTTTTAGTATTTTCTGCGGAACGTTTGGCAGAACGCAATGCTTGCTCTGCTGTTGCAACTTTCTTACGACTTCGTGCTAAAATTTCTTTCGCTGACCTCTTTGCTCTCTGTACTGTTTTCTTCTTGGGCTTGGGAGGTGCTATTTCTTGAGATTCTTTTTTTAAGTCCGACATGCGAAATGTATCTTCCTGTTTTTCTGTGTAGCCATGATGCTGTTTCTCTTAGTGAACAAGTTTTTAAATATTTCTCTGCTTGTTGGAGTGCATCTAACTCTTCTTGTACTGGTTCTAGATAAGCAGGATCTTCTGCTGATTTAAAACCAAAAGGAATTGTTTTAGCTTTTTTCTTGATCTTTGTTTGGTTCATCTTTTGCTGGTAATATAAATATACCATGTAAAGCTTTCATATTAATATCGATTTGATCTTTCTTAATAATCCCAACTCGATCAAGTATCTGTGATGCAGCTGCTAGACGGATGTTTGCGTGTGGAGTTGTACCATCTTCATCTAGTAATTCAGTTAACTTTGTTGCTGCCTTAGCAGAATGTGTTGATAAATGATTTTCTGCTAGTTCAATAATTTCTTTTTTTAAATTTCTTACTACTTTAGGATATGAATGGGAAGAGTATCCTGCCAATTCGGCTGCGTGTCTTGGGTTTCCCCTCGCTTCTCCGAACAGAACGTCTAGAAACTTTTCCTGCATGTCTGTTAAGCTTTTCTTTTGAGTCTTTGTTATAGTAGAATCCATGTCTTGCATTTATAATCTCCATCATATCATTAAATGACAGATCTTCTTTTATTTTCTTTATCATCCGATAAGAATATCTGTATCAGCTGATTGTTCTGCTTCTGCGTGAAAGTAACCAGGTTTTTCTGGTAAGTCTTCTTCTAATTCGGGTAATTCTTCAGGCATCATTGGTCTAATTGGATCTGATGATCCACCACTTGCCATATTATTTTGTATTTGTTGAAACAAATTAGGTGTTTGCCCTACTGAATCTTGTAATTGAATAGCCATTGGCTCCACTTTCGGTGGACTAGGTCTATTAAATTTTATTTTTTCAAATAAATTATCTGATTCAGGCATAGCAGTAGCCTCAGAGCCGCCAACTTTAAACGCCCCTGAACCTGTTTTTAAATAACTCGGTATATTTGCTTCAAATTTCATAGTTTATATACGTTATTCGTGATGACCCCTGTTTATCTATTGATGTGTATGTGTCTGTGTGTCCTTTGAATAATGCGTATATTTCTATTATAGCACTGTTATTCAATTTTGTCAAGTCTTTTTTATAGGTGCGACAATTAGGACATGTTATTTTAAATTTTTATGTTGACAAAATTGGAATAGGGGTGTATAATAGAATTGGTACCCACCAGGGGGGTGCTATATCTATTCCTAGGGTAAAATTAGGTCTTCACCCCCAGGGTATACTAGGAATATTGTCGGAATATTTATCCCACAAATGTGGGCACAAGGTGGTTTACAGTGATTTCAGGGATTTTCTGGTGACTGCGTATATAGAATATACCCAGTACCCCCGTGGCTACTGCATAGGGCGTATATAGGAAATTTTTTATATATATTAAGGGGGCTTTAGCCCTCAATATATTCCCAAAAAATATCTTAGAGTACCCTTTAGGGTTCTTTGTTTTGCTACTTTTTTAAAGTAGAATTTTTTTTTAATTACACGTAATAGTTTTATTTATATTTTGAAAGTTAACACCTGAAAACCTCAGGGGGCTATTGGTATTTTGTACCTAATAACTCCCTGAGTTAACCTAATTAAAATTATATGTTGCTTACGTATTTAATTAAGTCCGTTCCCTCATTAATTTCAAATGGTTTATTCTTTACCATTATAGAATTGAAGTGAACATTTTTAGCTTTCATTTGGGGCATATTCTTATGGAAGTTTTTACTTTGTAAAGTTCCAAGAATATGTTGGTATATTTCTAACAACGTGGCTTGGCTTTTTGGGTTGTCGCTGTTAGCTATTAAATCAATCAATGAAATTATTGTCTCTTTTGATTGGCTTAATTCATTAACTAATCTTGCCTTAACTTCTTTTGGTGCGTCAGGTGTTATATTAGCTAATGCCGTTGTAGTTCCTAGAGTGCCGTTAGTTTTATCATTTATTTTTTCTAAGGCTTTACTCAATGAGGAATTTTCAACATTCCCTTTATTGATGCTTTGTACTTGCTTAGGCATAAAATAACTTTTTGCTATTTCATAAATGCCGTTTTCACCTCTGAAAGTAGCATAAAAGGATTTCCCTTTATTGCTTTCAATAACGAACCTTTTTTCTAGGTTATGTCTGAAAATTTGCTCGTTTTCTTCAAGGTGAGTGCTTTTCCAAAAATTAGCTGTCAGTTCCATTTCAACAGGTATTTTTGGGTTTGTTGGCTTAGTGAAATTTTTATCTAAATCAATAAATTTTCTTTCACTAATTCCAAACATTACAACAGGGCTTATTAGTTCCAATGCTTTATATTCGTAAGCATTATGTATTTCAAAATCTTTTACATTTTGATTCATTGAAGGAATTAATACCCGTTTTAAAAAAACTCCAAAATCTTTAGCAATTAGAGTTTTTCTTTTTCCGTCTATTCCATAAAACATTGATTTAAGGCTTTTATCGTTTGCCTTATCGTCAAAATAATTTGAAATATTTAAGCTATTGTTATCAAACATTTTTAGAAAATTTCTAAAAATATTAAACATTTTGCTTAGGCTTTTAACTTCTGAATTCGCAACATCTTGAACAAGCGCCCAAGTCTGTTCGGCTAAATTAGAAGTATCTTTTTTATTTACCATTTTTTTCTCCTTTGTTGGTTTATAATTAAGTTCACTATATAAAAAAGGCTAAACTATGTCAAACAAATGTCAGAAAAAAGTTTTTTAAATATCTTAAATATATGTGTTCATTTTGGGTTTTTAGATCTCGTTTAAAAAGTAGAACATTTTTACACGTAATTCTGTTCTCGTTTTGTTCTGCCTTAATTCTGCCATAATTTTGACAAATTTTTGACAAAAAAAATTTTACTAAAATAAAATTAAGACATACGAACGCTTTTCACGTGAAACATTA